AGTTGATGGGGCAGTGCCTTCAGTTAATGGATCAACGCATATTGATGGCTCACCTGCAAAATATTTCGAAAATTGGCAGCAAGGAATCGCAGTAGTTACACTGCAAGATGATGGTCAGTTCTTTACTGAATTAGTTCAGATCAAAGACGGCATTGCTTGGTTTAGAGGAAAGCAATTTAAGGCATAATAAGAAAGCTAATACCCCGGCGTTCAGTAATGGGTGCCGGGGTTGTCTTATTTCGTAGCAGCTTCGACTCGCTCTTTCTCAGCAGCGAGTATCTCTTCTGTAGTTGCCTTGGTAACTGGATCGTGAGGCTGCATCTCGCCCTCGATTGGGATGAATGGCTTATCTGGTGACGGGCGCTCGCCGTAGAACGAATCGTTTGCGCCGTGCCAAGCATTGTGGCAGAAGGCACAGATTCGGTGGACGTTGCCTTCTGCATTGTTCATTGTGTTCTTGTCAGGCCCGTGATGACGATCAGTTGCAGCTCGCCCAATGCAGCCGACAATAGGAACCACGCCACCGCCTGCTTTCTTGAGATTAGCCCATTCGCAAACCATACCCGGAGTAATTGGATACATCTCCGCCGCCCTCTTGCGGCCTGTTGAAATAGGATCCTTGTATTCGGATATGTCTTTGAGGCCTTCGTAGCCATCCGCAATGTACCCAGTATCAACTTGCTTCCCGGTTTCCGAGCCGTCATCGCCAATGCTCGTAGAAGTGTACTTGACCTCGCCTGTGACCGTGAAAAAAATTTCACCGCATGACTCCCAGCTCTCATCATCCCACGCATAGTGGCATTCGTTTTGGAATCCAGCCCGGCAGGCTAGGCATGGCTCTCTATCGCCAGTACTCATCCGTTTCCTTTTCTTGCTGGAATACGTCCTTGACTAGATTAGCTTGAACGTTTAGCAATTCGATGCCTGTAAACATTCTAAGGCCTCCAATAACTTTTTCTCCGACATTGATCCTGCTGCGGATCTGGCGGGATAGGGTGTTTTGAGCAACAGGGTTCTCACCATTCTCAGCGCACCAGTCTCGGTAAGCATTGAAGACTGAGGACTTAACTGCTGTACCAGTGGCAGCCTCAACAATTCTTTCGGTAATGAACTTCGAGATATGGTCTTCCTCAAAGCGGTACTCAAGGGTCGCAAGCTTGATTGACTCAGGCTCAGAGAATCCTTGTTGGGTAACTCGCACTGCGCCTTCGATCATCCAAGTAAGGATGCCTGGGCCTTCTGCTCGAACCAACATCTCAGCCAAGTTGTCTTTACGCTTCTCAGTTGGAATCGTAATGTTGAAGTCGATCTTGCGGAGTCTTCTCCAGAATCCATCGCCGCCAGACTTTACCGCTGGCAGGTGGTTCACGGCCAAGAACAAAGTGTGGGTTGGCTTGAAGTCAAAGAAGTTCTGGTTCATGAATCTGGCAGATAGGGTATCGCCACCAGTAAGCATCTTGACACGAGACTCATTAAACTTTCCATCCGGACGAGTCTCAGAGGCCATAGCAAAACGAACACCACGCAAGCGAGCGATCTCAGTTGGGTGAGATGAGCTACTGGTGTCAAGCAAGAAGTTTTCAGGCATTGTGGCCGAGTAATCGCCAAGAATGCCTGAGATCACATCCAGCAAGGTTGATTTACCGTTAGCTCCGACACCCACGAAAACTGGTAGCACGTGGAATCTTGAATCGCCAAACAGTGAGGCTCCAAAAAGCTCCTGCAAGTAAGCGATGCGATCCTCATCTTGGATAACATCCTTCAAGAACTGGTCCCAGAGGGGCGTAGGGACCTTACTAGGGGCAACTGCAGTCTGGCGAGTGTTTATGTCTAGCCTGCGGTTAGGGGCCCTTAACTCACCCGTCTGCAGGTTTACGATGCCTGCTGGGGTGCAGAGATCATCGGTCTGAGAATCGAGCTCTAGGGCGTTCACAAGGACGTTAGGATCAGTGCCAGCAATCGTGACTGCATTGAGAATGCGGTCCTTATTCTGCGATTGCTGGGCCCACTTCAGCTGATCTGCCGATGGGTTGGCATACTCGACCAACTGAGCCGCTTCAATCGCCGTCTGGAAGATCGCTTTCTCCCTGTCGAGCACGAAGCGAGTCTTGTCCCATTTGAACCATCCAAGATCTGGAACAAAAATGTAATTACCCTGCATGAAATGAACTAAACGCTGAGCATTGGCTGCATCTGTACGCCCATAAGTGCCAAAGCTCTTGATATAAATTTCAACTAGCTCATTTATAGTCAAGTCTTTATCGGCCGGAGGCTCCCCAAGGGCGCTGGTCGGGTCGCCTGTGAAAAAATCCGAGTGCTCATGTCTGCGCAACTCTTGCGATAGCTTCTCTTCTGTAAAGCTTTCAACTCTTGCAACGGCCCACTGGTTCGCACCTCTGAGCTCACCTGGGTTCATGTCTCGCCTTGGTGGGTGCTGCAAAAACTCTTGGAATCGCTCAGCTGCTAGGTTTACCAGATCGTGAGCTGTGTGCTCAGTTAGGCAGCCGTTGCGGTGAGCAGCGTTGATCAGAACTAGCTGCTGTAGTAGCCATCCGTGCCTTGCCTTGGGCAGCTTGACACCTGGCCTAAGCTGCGAGTAAAGGGTTGGGGTGAACTGGCAGTCTGAGTGCGCATACTGCCATTCTGAGTGAGCAGAAACTAGCTCGTACTCTTCTGGCATCGTCATATCCGATGAGAAGCCGTGAGCAATCAACACGTCGTTGAGTTCGTCGAGGCTGACTGGGCGCCAGTGTTCGGGCAGGATAGCGACCACGTTTAGCGGATTGCTAACATCCTTCTGGTTTCTGGATCCGGGAACTCGGAAGATCCTTGGAAGGTCGAATACTGAATCAACCTGCAAGCCCTGTGATGCAGCCACATATTTCACGAAAGCACCCCACCTGAAAAGGATGCCGTGCATAAGCGATGGGTCTTGGTCCTCATCCTCAATTACCCAGTAGGGCTGAATGCCGTTACCGGATAGGACTGTTGCAGCTGGTTCTACTCCAACTAGATCGGTAAGTGTCTGAACTAGCTCACGGGCCTGCTGTACTGAGCCCGCTCCACCATCTTTGTAATCGATGTCAGCAAACACTGCAGCAAGCCTGGTGATGTCTTTTGCAGTTGCTCGACCAGCTACGCCGGATGGGTTTATTTCGAACCAAATGTTATTGGAAAGCGAATCGAGCGCATCGACTACGCTGTCGACGAGCTCGACCTTTATTGTCTTGGCTGCAAACTTTTGCGTAGCAGATTGGTAGCAGATCGTGACATTGTCTTCTGCTTCTCGACCAAGACGGCTGAGTAATTCTTTGAATTGGGATGGTGAATCCACGATAATCCTTTCAGGTAAAGAGCAGGGGTAGGGAGAAAGGTAGACCTACCCCTGCTCAGGGGGTTTAGAAGGTTAGTGAATTGTTGACTGTCTCAACGTCTTCACCGATTTGTTCGGCAATCTCCTCAGCCGTGAAGCCATTGGCGTGTAACGTCTCTGCCGTCTTTAGCTTCGTGCCACTTAGCTTACCAGATGGTACCTTCTTGGCACCTACAGACGCTAGGAGATTGTCCACATCTGGGCGGCTCTTAGCGGCGGATAGCTCGATGCTGTAAAGCTTTACATCGTTGTACCGCTTGTTCTGGCTTGGCTTGGTGCCGGATAGGGTGATCTTGAAGCCCATGCCGATCTCAAAGGTCTTGAAGCCCTTTTTAGCGAGCTCCTCCTTTGCAGCACGTAGCTTCTGTCCGAATAGAAAGACTCGGCGCTTGCCATCGTCATCAGGGTCGGTTGGGTCAGCGTAACCAGTCGAGAGTGTTACCTCGATCTGCATCTTTGGCTTCCCATCGTCCCAAAACTCTAGCTTGGTTGGGTCTTCATAGTTACGAACCTGAACTGCACGGAGTTCAGTTATTGTGCCTTCATAGGTGTGACCGACTGGTACATCCTTGAATGAAAGCGAAGGGGCTCCTCCACCACCGAGTAGGTCTTCTACTCCTGGAAGGTCGCCGTTGAATGCATCTACCATTTTATTTTCCTTAGTGTTTATAGTGTTTATTAGTTTGGAATCAGCGACTCAACTGAATCGTGATCGGTTTGTTCATAGCGTCTGCAGCTAAAGCAAAAGCTTGCTTTGGGCTGCTTCTCTATGACGGAATCCCAGCCCACTATCTCAGCAGCATCGATCATCGACTCGAGCTGAGCTAGTGAATCTAGGGCGAGTTGCTTGTTATAGCGCATAATCGCTACAACAGCATCCTCTAGCTTTCCCTCCCTTGGGAGGAAACTTAGTGAAACGTGCGTGACGTCAAAACCTTTTTGTTCCCAGCCATAGCCGTAAAGCATGGCCTGCACTCTGTACTGGGACTTTACCTTACCCCTCCTAGCTTCTGCTAGCGAGTTTTCTCCTACAACTTTCCAATCATTGACTATGCCATCTTGCCATGCGAACATGTCGCAAGATCCAGCAAGCTCGAGGGTCTTGTAGCTGTGGACGTGGAGGCGCTCCTCTAGGTGGTACTCCTCTGGCCAGCGAGACTTGAAGCCGTTCTCAAGCGCATCGTGTACAGCCGTTCCAATAAATGGGTACCACGAGCCATCGATGATCCTAGCCTTCAGCGCCAGCTTGCGAGCTACGCATTTGCGACAGTCCATGCCCACCTCTGAAATACCAAGCTGAATCTGCTTGGAGCGTTCAGTAATGAACAGCTCTGGGATGCGGGTCATCCATGTATTAGCAGCAGCTAATGCGATTTCGTCGGCTTGTTCTGGGGTGCCGTCAAGGAATTTAATAATGGTCATTGGTCCGTCTCTGAGTTACCGGTGACATACTCTATCACCTTTCGGCTGAAGTCTATACCCCTGGAGCCATCTAGCAAGGAGCGTGTCTCAATTCTCCTATCAGTGGACTTCTCAGCGATAGCTTCGTCGATGCTGTTCTTGCTGAGTAGGTGCCAGATAGTTACCTTGTGCATGTTTGAAGCTCGGTGGATGCGATCTTCGATCTGCTCAAGGCGGTCTGGGTCGTAGGGCAGGTCAAGCATGATCAGATCGTCTGCAACGTCTAAGTCAATGCCGACTCCCATAGTTCCGGATAGCAGAATCACTCGCAATGGATCCTCTGGGTTCTGGAACTTAGCTTGTACCGATGATCTTGCATTCGGTGACATATCGCCGGTGAGCATTGCAGCTACGAGGCCACGCTCTGCTAACTCATCTCTGAGCCAAGTGAGCGTCTTCACGAATTGACTTGCAATAACTACCTTGCCCTTGATGCCAAGATCTTCGAAGTAACCTCGCTCAGTTAGCCACTGCACCACCCACTCAAGTTTGTTACTGTTTTGCTCTGAGTAAGTTGCGAGTTGTCTGGCTTTGATTGCGAAGGTGAGCATCGAGTTGGGCTTCTCAACTGCTTCGAGCATGGCCCGATGTTCAGCATCTCGATATTCTTCTTTCTGCTCTTTGGTCATTGGCAACTCGATGAAGTGGTAAGTCTTTGGTGGAAGCTGTGGAAGTACTTCTTCCTTGGTCCGACGAATTACAACCTTACGATCTTGCTCTAGCCATGTCGATGGGTTTCTGAGCGCACCCACCATGCGCACCTTGCGAGTACGGGTGACTTGGCGTTCGTACACATTGAAGTGCTTCTCGAGCCAGTCCCAGTGCTTTTCGGGTGCGAGCATGGGGTTCAGGAATCTCCAAGTGCCATAGCGGTACTCGAGCTTGCCACGATCTGGCGTTCCCGAGATGGCTATGCGAATTGGATCCTGTGGGTCGTGCATCTCTAACCTCTGTAGTCCTTTCCAGAAGTTTGTGAGCTTATTAGGTGTCGTGATAGGGAGTACAGTGTGAGACTCATCAATAACCACGGCAGACCAATAAGGCTTGAAAAGGCTCGGGATGCGAGCTTTGCCACCGACGATCGAGAGCGAGTCATGATTTGCCACCACCACGATTGGTGCAGTACTTGAGGAGGCAAGTGCAGCTGCCAACAAGCTTTCCTTCTTCTGTGACGAGCCACTGCCCAGATCCACCACAAGCGTTTGGGGATGTCTCGGCAAGATATATGTCTCGATCGACCTGATCCAAGCGCTTCTTACGTTTACCACTGGGGTGAGAATCAAAACGGCGTGGGAATCTAATGGGTTGAACAGATCCAACTCCTCGAGCGCTCCTAAAGCCTCCAGCGTTTTGCCAAGGCCTGGCTGGTCTGCCAGTAGCACTCGCTTCTTCTGGACTATCAGATCCACTGCTTCCCTCTGATAGGGGTACAGTACTTCGTCCTTCAACATTTGCAAATTCTTCCTTCCAATTTTCTTCTGCATACTTTGCTACGTCTTCTATCAGTTGGGATAGGGTCAGCTCGAACCAACCTTCTCTGTTGCCACCAAACTTGTGGCCTTGTTGCATGAACTCAACTGCATCGATGAGTCCAAAAAGCCATGCGCTGGTAACTTTTCCATCCGCTGGCACATAGCGCCTCTCTAAATTAGGCATTCTCAGCTCGCTTTCTTCTAATGTTTTTACGATCGGTGGGGCTAAGTCCTCCCCATACTCCGTACTCTTCTCTGTACTTGATTGCGTACTCAGCGCAAGGTAGTACCAGTGGGCACTTTTTGCAGGCGTTCTTTGCTAATCGAACATAGTGAGCGCCACCGATCTCGTCCCCTTCAGGGAAGTAAAGATCTGGTGCTTGGGTGCAGGGGATATGATCTGGGCCGACCTCATCCACCATGTTGGCTAGCTTCAGCCATGCGTGGCGTTTCGCTGTTGAGTTGAAAAGTAATGGGCCGGTCATGTTATCTCCCGTAACTTGAGTAGAACTCAGGGTCAGTATCTGCGCAAGTCCTGCACATAGGTTGCTGGATATCGTGGTCACGCTCGCTGTCATCGAACATATGATCACAGTTAGAACAGATGAAATACTCAGTCATTGAGGGCCTCATAGTCATCGATAAGTTCTTGTTCTTGTGCAAAATCGTATACCGAGTCGCAAATACACCCAGTATTAGAGTCGCAAAAAAAGCAGCTGTTGTCTTCTTCATCACTCACCCCCAAGTAGTCTTGGTCAGTGTCCGGCCAGTCGCCGTTGCGTTCAAAAAGAATTGCCATTGGGGTTCTCCAATTCGTCTAAGCAGATGTTGCAAATATCGTTTTCTTTCGACCAGTTTTCGTAGGTGAAGAAGTTTTCACAGGATGGGCACCTGTAGATCGAAGTTACAGTGCCTTCCAAAGCTCCTTCACCTCCTCGACAACCTCGAGGGCAAAATCGGTGCCGGACTGCTTGGCTGGTGTAAGCCACTTAGCCCTGTTCTCGATCTTGAGCTTTACCATCGATAGGGCTCTTGAAGATCCCTGCTGTAAGCCGTTTGTATAAGCTTGGTCTAGCTCCTTGCCGTAGAAAATATCGCCTAGCCATATCTTTAGTTTCATGCTGTTACTCCTTCTAGCTCAAAAAATTCAAAGTCGATTGTCTGGGCTACCCACATGCATCCGTAGTCCTCTTCGAACTTGGGTGAGTAGATAAGCATTTCGCCTAAGTCGTAATCAACCTCGTACTTATCGTGGATCTCCTCGCTCATCACGAAGAACAGTTGGTCAGTCTTTACAGGCACCATTAGATCCCTGTTGTATATACATTCGACGATTGGTAATGAATCGTCATCAAAGCGAGCTCTAGCAAAAGTAGTCATTAGTGGATCGTCAGCCTGCTCTTGTTGGTGCGCTTGTATAGCTCGGGGTACTCAGCTACAGGGAAGGTGTCTTTGACTGCATCGGTGATCAATGCGGTCTCACGCCACCTAGCGATGGATGCCACCTTGGCACCATGAATCGTTAGCTGGTCAGCGTTGCCGATCATGTCCTTGACAATGGCATCGATCTCAGCTAACTCTGCCTCGAGTTTCTTCTTGGCATCATAGACTGCGCTACGTTTTGCCAATAGCTCGTTAGCGAGCGCCGGATCGATAGCCTCGACCGACTTGGATGTCTCTTTGGTTTCTTTTGCCTTAGTTACTAGCTTGGCCTTGGCCTCATCAAGTAGCTGGCGGTCAGTTGCGTTACTCATTTCAGTCTCCTTTATATGAATTGGATTATTTTGTTGTCCTGCTCCACCTCGAAAGTGGCATGCAGAATGGTTGGTTCGTACACTACTATGTCAGCAAACTTGCTGTCAATTCTGTAAACGAATAGGTATCTGTCGAAGATAGCTAGCTCATAGTCATGCATGCTAGCTACTGCGATCAGGGATGTCAGGTTGTTGGGGATTGAGAAGTGCTTGCATAATCTCTTCACGCCTCTTCTGAATCGCCTAGTGGTATAGTCACCGATCTTTACTGCTATCAAGTGAGGGCGGTCATCAGGCTTGCTAGCGATGCCACCGAGGAAGTAAGGTACGTCGCTCACTTTTGCCTCAGTAGTATTAGTGCTAGAAAGATGGTGTTGAGTGCGGTCAGCATGGCTAGGTACTCGATCACAGTGGCCTGACTCCCCAAAGGATGTAGTGGAAGTCATTGTCGCCGTTGTATATCCACCAGTCATCGTCTTGCGATATCTCTAGGTATCTGGCTACTCGCTCAGGTGTTGCCTCCATAGTCATCCATTCGGATGTATCAGTCTGGCCGGCATAGTCGTTGTAGATCGCCATTTTCCAAACTGGCGTATCATTGTCGCTATCGTTCCAAACGTTGAGGCCAAAGCCGGTTATGGTTTTCATCCGAGCTCCTCGACATGGGCCATTTGCTCGATTGCACTGCCTTCGAACTCGAACTCATCAAAGCCGGAGATGAAGGCAAGCTCAATAGCCTGCTTTTCAGCGTCTTCTGCGCTTTCAGCGGTTACGACTATCGAATACCACTTGGCTTCGGTGACGGTTACTTCGTACTCTTGCATGGTTAGTTCTCCTCCTCAATTTGGGTAACACTGGTTATTGAGTAATCCTTGTAAGGCGCATCATCATAATCAGGGAAGGCGTCTTGCAGGATGTACTGGCCGATCAACTTGGCCTCTTCTGGTGAATCAGCCTCATCGATCTCGAAGTGTCCAGTAAAGGTTGCGATGTATTTTGTCATAGTTATTCTCCTTAGTTAGTTTTCAGTTTGGTTTATTGTATTCAGCCACTCCGACATTTTGCCGGATTTGGCAAGCCTTGTGCATAACAGATTGATAACGATCGAATCCGTCTTGCGAAAGCCCGACTCCGGATCCCATACCTCGTAGATCACGCTAGGGGGCTCAGTGCCTCTGAGTAGCTTCTTGCCGATTGAGACCTGCTCACCGTTACGCCTCCACGTTTCTGCATTTCCATCCGGATTGATCAGCTTCCAACCTCCAGCCTCGAGGGCCTCTTGGATCAGATAATTCAGGCTAGTTTTCTGCGTTTTGCTCATTGACACTCCTTGTTTGGTTGTTATAGTAACCTCGTGGCCTTGGTGGTTCTCGGTCATAGTTACTCCTTTCAGTTAGATAGATCCGCTAGGTCGAGCTAAGCTCCCTAGCGGTTCTTCTTTTATACGATCTTGCTAGGTGGTACCTCGCCAACAGGGATGTCCATGATCTCACGATCAGTTACCTCCCAATTTCGGATATATGCCGTAGCTCGCCGTACTGCCCATGTTATGGCCTGCCAATACTGGCTAGGGTTGTCGATCCTCGAGAAGTTCAGCGGTATAAACTCCCCTGCATCAGGGTTATCCTCTAGGTGTAGCCTCCAAAAGTGCTCTGCCCACTCGTTCACCTTGCTATGGGCGTCTTGCAGGCCGGATTGCTCTGTTAGCCATGTACCATGCGATCCCCATGCGTTTTTGGTGGTGATCTTGGCTAGTTCGCTAAGCACCTCTCGCTTGGTCGAATCCGTAGCCGTAGATCTGAGCGGTGAGGAGACTCCACTAGCAGGGACGATATATTCATAGGCCACTGCTCCGTTCTTTTCGAGCCATGCCTCGATGTCGTCCTTGCGGTACCAACTTGTGCCTCCCTGTCGGACGAATCCAAAGGGTGCCGTTTCGGGTCGCTGTCTGAAATTGCGTAGCTGGTTCATAGTGAATCCCGTAAGATCGGAGGCTTGTCGGGATGTCAAAAGTGCACCATAGATTGGGTGGTATTCTGTCATTTTCTGCCTTTCTGAGTAGATGAGTAGATTTACAGTGCAATTCTACTAATCTACTCTAAGTCTGTCAATTTGGGTTGTTTTCTTTAGTGTACTGAGTCTCAATATAGGGTTTTGCCCAGTAAGTTACGTTTACTTTTCGTGGCTTATATTGAGTTCCATAGAAGATACCTACTCACTGCTAATCTACTCATGAGTCGATTAGTAATGAGTAGGTACGTTTCTAGGAGAGCGACTTGGATTTGCAAAAAAAGTGCACCTAATCCCATTCGTCTTCGTCGTTGATCCACGGAAATAGGTGAAGGCCTTCCACGATTTCGCTTGCGGTGGCGGTGTCACCTCCACGAAAAGACACGCCTTCAGGCAGGTCTATGGATCGACGCCATTCACCTTCGTTGCATGCCTCGATCGCCTGTTTGCATGGCTCCAGCATGTAGATAGGGACTGGAGGATAGTGGTTTGCCCTAAGGTGCCATGTTAGTGCGCTGTCTAGGTCGGCCCATTCGGCCATTTCGCTTGCTTGTAGTGCTCCCATGTTAGTTTTCTCCTTCGTTGTCGTAGTTTTCAGGTTCGGTATAGCCTTCGCAAAATACGCCGTCCTCAGCGAGGCTGTCGGCGTACTCTCCGAGGCCAATTTCGTAGGCTATTGGGTCGAGTTTTTGCAAGGCCCAGCTAGCTCCATAGGTTAGGTTGCCAATTTGGATCGGCCCGTAGGTGTCTAGGGCCTCATCGTAGCTAGCGGTTAGCTCTTCCTCGGTAATGAATTGGATTTCAGACATTGGCACTCCAAAAGAACTTGCGGTACTGCCCGTCGATGTCGATCACGTCGTACTCAAAAAAGTCAAATCTCAGGCTGTAGTTATAGGTGGCCTCCCAGTCGATCACTAGGTGCCTGATTATGCCCTCTTGGTCTAAGTCGGCATATTCGGACTCAAAAAACTCCTCGGCAAATTCGGCTTTACTGGCATATTCGCCTTGGAAGGCCTCGTTCTCATGCCCAATAAGCAGGGGAAGATCTTCCTCGACTAGGGCCCAGCCTCCGTTATAGGCGAAAATTGCTAGGCGCAATAATTCATCAGGGTCTAGGTCTTGGCAGGCCTCAAGGTCTCTCAGCCAGTCGTAGGTTTCGCCAGCTCCCTTGTAGGTTTCGCCATTCCAAGCGATCAGGTTCGTTGCGGTTGTGTTCATGGTTAGTTCTCCTTAGTATTGCGGTCTTTTTGGGTACCACCGTTTTGGGGTACCGATTGGTTCGGTTGTAGGTATAGCCCATGATTCTAGGCCAGTTCGGTTTGCGTGGGCCTGTATAGCGTTGTGTAATGCCCTACGGCCATTCGGGTGGGTCGAATAGGCAACCTTGGTGTTATCCAAACTGCCTAACTGCCCGTTAGTAATCCAGTATTCCCATTTCATAGTTAGTTCTCCTCGTTGATTAGTTGCTCGATCTTCTGAGCGGTGTAGCCAGCCTCGATAATGAAATTGGCTACTGCCTCGTGGATGTCCTCCTCGATCCATGGCAAAAATTGGTGCCATTGTTCTTCAGTTAGTTCGATCCCTGTCCAGTAGGTAAAGGCATAGCGATCGACTCTTGCTATTGCGTGGTTCATGTTTTTACTCCTTTTTGGTTGTCAGTTAGTTTGCAAGTTTAGCTAGCCAAAGCCTGCCTCACTTGCAGAAAATACTCTATCACATAGTGCCCCTAGTGTCTACTAATTTGCTAAGTGACTCAATGCAAGCCATGCAAACACTGCCCAGCACTGCACAGCATTCCATTCGTTGCTTTCTAGTCGGCCACGACACAGCACCACCATTCCAGTCGGCAGGATCGTGCCCCGAGGGCAAAAAAAACACCGCCTGCACTGGGGGATAGTGCAGGCGGTGCTTGAGGGGAAGTGAGGGCTACTCCTCCTCTATCTCTGGTGTTTCAAATTTGCAAGTCTCGCAAACTTTGGCATCATTCACTAGCCAAAAGGCCTTGATTGGCTCTAGGCAGTGCTCGCAATACAGTCCGTCGGCTTTGCCGTCGGGGTTGTTCATGCTCCAAATTGTCTCTGGGCTAAACATACAACTCCCTCCCTTCTTTGCAGTCCCAAATTGCCACTTGCTCATGGACTATCGCTAGTTTTAGGGCATCGTTCAGGGTTGCTACCCACCTCGACGGATCAACGAACTTTTCTCCGTCTGGTGCAGTCCAAATCCCTATAAATTGGGCTTTTCTGCCTGCTCTAGTGTTAGTTTGCAGGCCAACCCAATAGCCACTACTGGCATCGACACGAGCTAAACCCTGCCTAGTCTCAACATAAGTGCCGTCAGGTGCAGTCTCATAACCTTCGTACATTAGTCAGTCTCCCCTGCATCCAGCGCAACAGCTACGACAGTGTCATCGATAGCGTCAATAAGTGTCTCCCAAAATTCATCGCTCCAATGCTCTAAGCGAGTAATTGTGTAAGTTTCCATAGTTTGTAACTCCTTTTTGCCAGCCCTTCTGGCAGTGTCTACTATACACCACGACCCAGCACAGCAATGCATTCCATTCGTTGCTTTCTAGTCGTTTACGAATTTGCCCTGCCCTCAGGGATAGCAGAAAACCCCCGATTTCTCGGGGGTCTCTGTTTTTCCTAACTGAAGGAAATCTATGCGTATACCTCCATGTCGTGGTCTACCTCTTCCTGGTGTTCGACGCAATCACACTCGTCGAAGGACTGGTTGTGCTCAGGGCAATCGTCCTGGCTAAACCAAGCATCGTATTTAGCTTCTGCTTCGGCCTTGTTCTTGGCCTCGATGTATAGCGCCTCAACTGTGACGCTGGCTCTGTAAATGGTCATTTTAGTAATCTCCTTCAAATAGGTAGCTAGTTGGGTATACCTTGCCATACTCCCAAATAACACGCTCAAGCTTGTCAGGGTAGTGGTCAAGCGGGCCCCAGTCTTCCTCGGCCTTGGCCTTGTCAGCAGGGTCCATTTCCTCAGTGTCAAGTACGTAGAACTGCTGGCCCGGCTTGTACTCCCACCAGTCTCCGTTTTCGTTTGCTATCAAAATAGTCATTTGTTTTAGTTGGGGGCCCCGTAGGGCCCCCGTCTCCTTTCTCAGTTAGTTCTTTGCCTTTGGGCCCCAAACCTTGCGGAGCAAGTTTTGGTGACGTGATGTGGTGACGCTGTACTTGTCCTCTACGATAGCAAAGCCCGAGAGGGTGCTGTATCCAATGAGGGTTCTGTAGCTATAGACCATGAACCGGCCCATTGCATCCCAATCGCCTCGCATGCTGTTGCCCTCAAACGGGGTTAGGGTGTCGAGCTTTGCCTCGATGACCTTGTAGTTATCTTTCACTCTTTTGCCTTTCAGTTAGGTTTGCTAGCTGGTTTCTGCTAGCAGGGCTAGTCTAGCGCATGTTGTCACGGCCAATACTTTTCCAGTCGTTGCTAGCTAACCTCCTTGACAACATTGATCTGCAGTACCTGTCTACTATTCTTATCAACATGGCCTATAATGATCTGCATGACACATGTATGGATACACCCCTCACCAGGCAGAGCAATTTTTATAGATGACCAGCAGATCCCACCTTGCAATAAATGTGGCAAGAGAATCAGCGTTTGCAGAGAGAGTGACTGTGGCGAGAATAAATAACCACCCTGTTCGCCTAGCCAGATTGCAGCTTGGACTGAGCCAGGTTGAGCTTGCCAACAAAGCAGGCGTTAACCGTGCAGCCGTGACAGCTATCGAGGATGGCCGCACGAAAGTACCAAGTGATACCATCTTGGCACCACTGGCCAGCGGTCTTGGCATTGCTGTCGATGAACTCAAAGCTCAGTGCAGGGAATTTGCAACTGCACCGATCGCAATCGATGCACCGCCTGCAGTGCAGAACCTGATGATCATCCCGCCCTACACACTCAGCCAGTATTACAAATCCTTCAAGCAGTGGAGAAGCGAGATCGCAAAGACGCCTACGGCGCTCGCCAGTATGCTGCGGGTAAACCCGGCTGTGGTCTCACGGTACGAATCCGGCGAGATGAAGGCCTTTCCTGAGCTGCTATCACGTAGGCTACTTGAGGCATTCAAGCCATACGGCATGAGCGCTGATTACATAGTTGAACTAGAGAAGTTGCCTGCAGCATGATCAAGACAGTCAAGATTGGTACACAGATCTGGGAGATCGTTGAGCGATCTAGCAAGAAGGACTCTGAGCTTAACGAGGGTACTTTCGGCTACACCTTGGATAAGTTCAACCAGATCATTATTGACGTAGATATCCCGATCAGCAGAAAGCGCACTACGCTGCTGCACGAGATCCTGCATGCGATCAGGTTTACCTACGGCGGGGCTACTACGCCCAGCAAGGGAACTAGCTATGCAGACTGGGAGCACCATTTCATTGCACTATGGGAAGAGCCACTTGTAACCGTGCTGCAAGAAAACCCAGAGCTTACTAAGTTTTTGCTAGGTGGAAAATGAGTGAGCTAGACTTAGAGAAGTTCGAATCAAGGCTTGCCTCTAGCCGGGCAACCAAGGAGCAAGAGCTCTTTGAGAAAGTTTTGGCTGCTGCTGTCGCAGCAGATCGAAGAGGGTTCTTTGTGGAGCCTCAGACCGTACTGGACCAGGATGAGACGCTGGAACGGGAACAAGTTGATTTGGTCTGGGGCTCTACAAAGTTCCAAAAGTCGCTAGATGACCGTGGTATCAAAACTACCCGCAATCCAAACCTGACGCTGCGACAAGAGACATTCCTGCAGGCCTATCTAAACCCGCTTAACCTAAAGCCCCCGCAGATCGTTGCTAAGCAGCTTAAGATCTCGCTAACCGAGCTAGATGGCTGGATGCGTGAAAAACATTTCGCAGCTGCCATGAGCGAGAAAAGCGAAGAAAACCTAAAGAAGTACATCCCGATTGCTGACCAGGCGCTAGGCCAGCTAGTCCAGCAGGGCGATATGAAGGCCATTACTTTCATTAACCAGCTGACTGGCAGGTTTGACCCTAACGCCAGACAAAGTCTGGATGTCCCGGCGCTAATGATGCAGATACAGGACATCGTGCTAAGGAACGTTCGAGATCCGATTGCAAAGCGAAACATCGCTAGGGAACTGATTGCACTGGCGCAGGGACATTCTCCCCTTACTGCTGTCAAAGAGCCAAATAGTGATATTATGGAGGCTGAGACGGTCATCGAAATTACTCCTAAAGAAGGATAGCCGTGGCATCTACCTCGACAACCAGACTGGCTCTGTTTAAGCCAGTACCAGGATCCTCAGAACCATTTAGAGCGTCTGACTTCAACTCCAACATGGACAAGATCGATGCTGAGGCAGTTGCAGTTGATACTCGCCTCGACTCGCTTGAGGCATACGACATTGTTCTTGATGGTCGCTTAGACACCCTCGAAGCTTTGAACATCTCAACTCGCCTCACCGGCGTTGAGAGCGTTAACACAACTCAGAACGGCAGACTTGATTCGATCGAGTCGCTGAACACAACTCAAAACAACAGACTTACTGCGCTTGAAACAACTGACAACAATTACGACACTCGCCTTGACTCGCTTGAGGCTTATGACATTGTTCTTGATGGTCGCTTAGACACCCTTGAGGCGCTAAACATCTCAACTCGCTTGACCGGCGTTGAGACTGTAAACACCACTCAGAACGGTCGACTGGATTCGATCGAATCCCTGAACACAACTCAGAACACAAGATTGACCAACATTGAGACGCTAAACACAACTCAGAACACAAGGCTTACTAACCTTGAAAGCGCTGATGTTTCACTTGATGGCAGACTTGACACCCTTGAGGGCCAGAATCTTAACTCTCGTATTACTACTCTTGAGGGACAGAACCTCAACACCCGCCTCACATCTGTTGAAGGCGTAAACACTACCCAAAATAATCGCCTAACGGCATTGGAGACAGCGATCGATGGTGGAACCCCATAATGGCAGAGGAAGCAACACAGCCTCACGTGAAGGTGACGCTGCAGACAATCTACGACAAACAACTGGACAACGAGAAGTTGCTAGTGAGAACACTGGAGAGATTGGATGGTCTTGCAGATGTTCCGGATCGGCTTCGACAAGTGGAGAAGACTCAGGCAGAAGCAGCTTGGGTCCCGAAGGTTGTGTTGGCAGCGCTCACTGCTGGCATCGTTGGGCTGCTGACATCGATCTTTTCCGTAATTAGAGGCTAACATGACAACTTTTATGCTGCCCTTCCCTGATAGCAAACTAACTGGGCATTTTGGCAAGATTCGCAAGATCAAAGGTGTACCAACTACACCACACCGTGGTACTGACTGGGGAGTCAAAGAAGGAACTCCGATCCCAGCTGTTTCTAATGGCACAGTTCGCCTAGTTCAGTGGAGTAACATCCTTGGCTGGGTTTTAGTGCAAAGTGTGATCGACAAAGATGGCAAAGTTTTTTACGTAGGTTACTGCCACCTAAAAGACAAGCCAAAACTTATCGCTGGCCAAAAAGTCGCCATGGGCGACACAATCGGGCTTTGTGGCAACACCGGTAGCGCTTCTAGCGGTCCACATTTGCATGCTACCCTCTCTCCGGCCCTTAAAGGGGTCTTTCAGGGCACAGTACTCGATTTGCATGCTTTCATACTAGAACAGCTTGAAAAACCCTCTACGGGCCGTGCAAGGGCTAAAAAAACAACTACGACCACCAAAAAGCCTAGCAAGACTGCTAAGCCATAGTGATAGACTAGATACAAGATAGGAACTAAATGTTTACAAAAGAATTTTGGCTAAATTACGCAGCTGAGCGAGCGATCAAAACTGTCGCTCAGACGGCGCTGGCCTACATTGGTACAGGCAGCATTGGCCTGTTTGAAATTGACTGGAACTCCCTGCTTAGCCTATCGCTAGGTGCTGGTCTCCTTTCAATACTTACATCAATCGTCTCAGCCGGAAGGAAAGTTGAATAATGGCTTACAAGGACACAGAAGAAGGAAAAAAGAGCTACGGGCGCTGGTTAGCTGCAAAAAACTCGGGCAAGAACGTTACTCCATTTAAGAATGGTGACTGGTATGTTCTATCGGGTGGTGCAAAGCAAGAAGGTAGAGACAAGCGCACAACTGTTGCAGCTCGTAAGGCCGCCCTTGAGCAAATGAAGAAGTTCTCTTCTCGGGAGAAGTAAATAATGCCAATGGTAGGCGGTAAGAAGTTCTCTTACGATAAGAAAGGCATTGCTGCCGCTAAAAAAGCAGCTAAGTCTGATTGGGATGAAGAAACCCAGGAGATGATTAAGCGCTCACAGATGATGAGCGATCTTGGCATTAACGAATTTGGTGAGCGCACTAAGCGTCCAGCAAAAGTAGTACCTAACAAAGGCGGCAACTTTGCGAAGGGCAAGAGCACCGAAGCACGTAAGCGCACTGCTAAGAAGAAAACAGCTCGTCAAGAAGCCCTGAAGATGATCCGCAAGGGCGTCATCCCAGCGAGTCCGACAAGATAATGCCATACACATTTGGCAAGAAGTGGGCTTACAAGAAAGACAGCGGAAAGCGTCTTCCTAAGAAGCAAGCTATTGCCATAATTATTTCTGAGAAGGAGAAAAAGGGTGGCAAGTAAACCAGTGTGGGAAACACCAAACCCAAATAAAAAGTCAAAGAAGATGAGCCCTAAGCAGGTTGCTGCTGCTCGTGCCAGAGCTAAGTCCTCTGGTAGGCCTTACCCAAATTTGATCGACAACATGTGGGCTAAGAAAAATGGCTAGTCCAGCATGGCAGCGTAAAGAGGGCAAAAACCCCGCAGGTGGATTGAACGAGAAAGGCCGTCGCTCGTATGAGGCAGCGAATCCGGGTTCAAACCTAAAGCCTCCAGTGAAGGCAGGCAATAATCCACGTCGTGCTTCGTTTCTGGCCCGTATGGGGAATATGCCTGGCCCTGAGTATAAGGATGGGAAGCCAACGAGGCTCCTAAAGTCTCTTCAAGCATGGGGAGCTTCTTCTAAAGCCGACGCTAAGCGGAAGGCTGTTCAGATTCAGCGCTCGAAGCGTTCTTAGCCGCTTCCATTGCTAGCGATACATGCGCTAGCCCTTCAAAAATAATTTCTTCAGTCTTGCAAGGAAACTCTACATTGCAGTGCTTGCAATTACCTGGGTTGTCTTCGTTGTCTGGATCCTCTGGCCCGTGAAGTTGATACACAGTATCCAGCGTTCCAAACACTATTGCCAATACCTCGTCGAAGGTTGCGTTCTTACTCATTGTCCTGCCATTCGTCTCATTATGTCTTGTTGATCCAGCGTCCACTTGTATTGTGTAGCTGGTGTGCTGTAGTCGGTCAACCTTTGACCTAACAACAGGTTAGTGATAAGCCTAGCGTTATTTTCTGCTCTTTCTTCGTCAGTTTGGTAAGGATTTGGATCTTGTCCAATACCAGTTACCTTGGACAAAGTGCTAATAACACCAATCTGGCCCAGAAGATACTCAGCGGGGCCAGGCAGCGCTTCGCCAGTCCCCAGCTTGTTCTGAGTCGAGGACTCAATCAATGTCTTTAGAACTGGGTTCATGTTTGCAGCAAACAGATCGTTAGCACCCTGTGCCATTGAGTCGATTGGGTTTGCCCCAGGCTGGAGCGTAAATGGCTTGAAAATTTGTCCCAGAACATCGACTGGCTGAATTGCTGGCTGTAGACCCCAAGCATCACCTTCGCCTGCTGGTCCTTGGAACTGAGGGCCCCACATCTGGCCTGTGTGCCAGCTTGCATATATTCCATCCGGATCCCATGGGTCTCCAAATGACTCTGGGTTGAAGCCATTAGCATCTGCAAATGCATACTGGATCTTGCTTGGGATGGTTACAATGCCAGGTCGCTCAAGCATGGTTGCAACAACCTTTGTAAGAGCTACACGCTGCCAGGTGTAGAAGTAAACAAAGCGGCGAGCATACTTCTTTTCAAAAGCAGACAAGCTACCAGCTGTTGGGTGCCATTCACGAATTGCAGTAGCAGCGGCAAGCGCTGCCTCTTCTACGCTCTTTGCGCCAGTTGTCTTTTGCAACTCATCGATAAAGTGAGTCAAACGGAAGAAGTTGTCACGGTGGCTGGCAAGGACCGAGATGCCATTCATGCCCTGGTGGAACTTAGCATAAGCGCCCTTTAGAACTGAGTCACTTGAAACCATGAAGTCTTCAAGAGAGCCACCTGGGTGGACTAGAACACCCCAGCGCTCAGCGAGCTGGTAAACGATTTCATCCGGAAGGATTTCACGCTTGCCCTGTGGGTTAATCCAGTAGATGTTGTCAAACTCATCTGCCTTTATACGCTTGCCCTTTGTGGCAATCAGCTCAGCGTAAGCCTTGAATGGCTCGCCTGCGTTTTCGTACTGGCCTGGGCGGAACCTGTTGAGGATACGTGCTGTGTTGTTGTACGAAGACAAGCGAACGCCTGCAAGGGCGTTCATGGCCGCTTCACCAACAATTGAGGTTACGTGGTGCCCTGGGCGTAGAAGTGTGTTAGTCGACTTCAGAACGTAAGTCACTCTATCTGCGACTTCGACAACACGACTTAATGCACCCTCGCTAAATGTCTGGTCGTAGTCAAGATAGCGCTGAACATACTTGAGACGCTCTGCATCATCACGGTGAACAAACTTGTTTGTGTCACCAAGCAGCTGGCCAATGCTAGTGTCGGTGTCGATCTTGACGTAGTCATTAATGTTTTCACCAAGGTCTGCAATTTCCTTAGCTGTCTTGCCAACGAACTGATCAAACTGGCTTGCGATCTCAACTCGAGCAGCAGCTCTGTGAACGGCAAGGTTTAGGAGATTAATGAACTCGAGTGGGCTTCGATCCGGAAACAGCTCTGGTGAGTATTCAAGCCAGAAGTCATCGAAGGTCTTTGCGTCTCCAACCTGGATGCTCGAAAGTCCGAACTGTCTTAGAGCCTGGTTTAGTTCGCTCTTCATGATGCTAAGAGATTTAGCTGCACCGAATACGTTGTCAGCGCCAAGGAGAATGTCGAATGACTCGCTTAGTGAGTCAAAGATCTCACGATCAACTTGGCCATAACTTGCCAAAAAGTCATCAAGGGAGATAGCCTCGCCTAGCTCATCGGCTGCGGCAAGTTCTTTTTTGTAATCCTGAAGAGCCTTAAACGCTACCTGGACATCAGCCTCACGACCACGAGTTGCACTCTTGATTGCTCTGATTCCCAAAGAGAACCAGTGTGAGTAGCTGATTGCGGATTGCTCGGAACTGGAAAGAATCGTCTTAAATGACGCACCCATTCCGTAGTTGCCAGACATAGCCTTCCCGGCCCTGGTCCAACGAGTCTGGATCTTTGCAAAAGCATTGTTAAGCGAGACAGTTTCCTGCACAGCAGTCTCTGCAGCTTCAGAAGCAGCAGGGGTTGGAACATCTGCAGCACTTGATCTAGCAAGCTGCTCAGCCGTAATCTGCACGTCTTGCTCAAGGTTGTTTCGCTTTTGAGTTGTACGAGCAGACTTACCAGCTGTCTCAGCTGCCTTCTCGGACTTACCAGCGGCCTTAGCAGCTGCATAGGCCTTGTCGGTCGCACGGACAGTTGCGATAATGTTCGTCATTTCCTGCACGAAAGGCTTTACCTTGCTTGCACCTGGAATGTCAGCATTAATGATCATGCTCTTGTACATGCCAGCCATGTTCTCAGCTAGCTTGCGATCGCTAAATGATCCAGTGCTTAGTCTTTCAAACAAGTTGTTGTAACGGCCAAGTAGTTGCCCGAGGCTTTCGGTTAGCTGAGCATCAGCCAAGTCCCCAGCCTTGAATGACTCTTTTAGCTGAGTGAACTCACCAGAGAAGCGGATCATGCCAGCAAATACTTCAACAGATTGCGAGTAAACAGCCTGCGCATTTGCGCCAATGATCAAGCCCTCCCGGAATGAATCGATCTCTTTTAGAGCATCGTAATTATCAGACAGGAACTTAATCAGATCGTCAGAGATTTTTTCTATTTGCCCAGCTGCAGCAGGAGTTTGCTTTGCGTATTCAGCGTGAGGCGCTAGATCAAACTTACCGCCACGAACCTCTTTGTTGTTCAGGGCAAAAAGAATCTCTTCGTAGTTTTCGCTGCCCTTTTCAAAATCAACACCAGCTTCCTTGTAGCGCTTGACGGTCAGCCATGCAGCTTCGATAGAGGTTGGCAGGAAGTTTCCGTAAGAGTAACCCTTGTTGGCTTCTCCCCTAATTCTTCTAAGCTCGAAAGCCAAGCCTTGCTGGTTCTTGTCAATCATCTGACGCAGAATGTCAGCCCAGGTAACGCTTGAGTACTGTGGCTTAACTGACTTAGCCTTCTTTGTGCCAGCCTTTACACCTTCTCTGCGAAGAGCGGCAGCTGCTGACTCTGTAGAGCGAACCGGAATACCCAGTGAGCGTAGCGCTGTTTCTATTGCGTAGAAGTTCAGCGCCTCTCTGTTTGCCAAAGCGTTGGCATTTGTTCCCTTGTATACGCTGCCCTTGCTTGCATAAATAATTCGATTAAACATGTCAATTCGACCATGAGATCCAAGCTCGTCTAGCTTTAAAGCTCCGCCAACTGTAAACGATGCGGGATCTTCGGTAATGACCCTAAGGTCTCCAGCAAGAACCTCGTCCAAAGCTTGCTCAAGTGTGAGCCCACGCTTTTTAGCAAGACTCTTAATCTGATCTCTAATACTTGGGAGCATGTTGTCACGAACAATGCCTGTGATCCTGCTGCGAACTTGTCTGTCTGTAAAACCAGCTTTTGTGGCTAGGTCATTCAGTGCTTGCTGAGCCTCTGTTGCAAAAACCTCTCGCATCGATACAAGCTCAGCGGTAGCTTCTGCTGAAACATTTGTAGCTGGCATCGGTGCTGCGATGTCTGCTGCTTGCTGCGCAATGTCTTCAACCCTGGAAGCGTCGAGGGTCGCATCGGCCGCTGCAGCCGCAGCCTGGCCTGCAGTGTTGCCTGTTGCAGTTGCTGCATCCGTAGAAGTGATTATGCCCTTACCTAAAGTGAGGGCGTCATCTGTGAGCACTCGACCCAGACCGTCGACATTTCCAAAGACCTTAACAAATGAGGCCTGGACAATGTTGGTAGGTACGCCCAGTACAAAAGACAGATCACGCTTAAATGTTTCTGACAGCTTGATCTTGTTGTCTTGCAAATCTGCAGCGAGCTCATCGATTGTGTTGTATGTCTCATCGCTCATCTTTTCAAGATCGATGCGACCAAGTTTTTCAATAGCCCTAGAGATGTCGTTGCCGCTAATAAAAGCGTTAAAGACATCTTCTACTTCATCGGCTGTAAGTGGCTTTTCTGCACCGCCAGCAACTGCCTTTAGCTTGCCCTCCAGGGCATCGGTAAGAGCCTTGACAATTACTTTGTATGCACGAGAACTCTTTTTGAGATCGGCATAAATTAGATCAACCATAGCCCTGACGGCATCTTCGGCATCCATTGGGGTTACGATGCCATCGATCCACGGCTTGAGAGTTGTGCTTGCTACAGCAGCAGACTCCTCCATGCCTAATCTGCTTAGAACAAATGCTTCTCGAGCTTGCTGAATAGCTGCAGGTGTGTTTTCGGTATCAACTGCAATGTTGATTAGGTCATAGATCGTAGCTTCGCCTGGTGCCACACGCTCGCTTGCAAGCGCTCGCTGCAATGCGGTGAAGTCCTCTGGCACAACGGCAACAGCATCTAGTATGCGATCGAATAGCTCATTGGGAACTGCCTTCGACACTGGAGTAGTTGTGTACTTGATCAGCTCATCAACGGTTGCTTTTCCAATTTGATTTGGAGTTACCTTGATTGCAGTCTGCTCAGCCTGCCTAAAGTCGTCGATCCTGTCTAGGAATGCTTCCTTGATTGCCTCTAGCTTTGCTGAGTCAGTCTCGTCAAGCTCTCTAGTCTGGCGGAATACACCTGGGCGAGCAAGACTCTTAACCAAGATGTTCAGATCACGACGCTGCTTGCTGCCCTCAGCAAACTCGGCCCGAATGCGAGCATCCCTAGCGTTGCCTTCGGCTGGGCGAAGAGCGGTGCGAGTTGTTTCATCAGCGGCCTCAGCTGAAGCTGGGCCGACTTGAGTGTCTAAGCTAGCTTGACCACGAAGCTTTTCTTCAACTTCACGGGCTGCAATATCCGCAGACTTCTTAGCACTGGCTTCGCTCTTGTAAGCCTTCTTTGCAAACCTGTGCTCCAACACCTGACCCTCAGGGGAGCGAACAACGATACCAAATAGGCCATTGTCGAGTTTTTCGACGGTCGAAATAACTCGAGCAGCATCAGACGCAATCTTTGCAGCAGTGGCCTTGCTAAGACCAGCAGTTACACCGGGGAGAGCGCTAGCGTCAACTTTTGCTTTCGCTTTTGCGTATTTTTCAGCAGCCTTCTTTTCTTTGGCGCTAACCTTTTGAACGGTTGAAAGAGTGTCTGATCCAGTAGGAAGCTTGGAAAATGTGGAGCCTACTTCGACTACACCACGAACCTCATCTGCCTTTTTAGCCTGCTTTGCACGAATCTTCTGAAGCTTGTTGCCCTTAATGCTCAGCTTGTACTGGTTCTTTCCAGTTTGGTATCCACGACTAATGCCCGTGAGAAGATTGCCCAGCTTTTCGCTTTCGGTAAGCGGGCGACCTAGCGGAACGCTAGCCTCTAGGCTATTGCCCAAACCAAGAAGAGCCTTATTTGTCTTGTCTACGGTCCCAGCGACTTCACCGGACTTAACAATGGTAGATCCGCCTTTAGAGGCTGCAGCTGCAAGCTTTGCACCTTGTGCAGCGCCTTTTACGCCAGCGAGAGTACCACCAGTAATGTAAGTCGTAGGATCAAGGCCGATATCAAGCGCAAGACCTAGCCAAACAGAAGTATTGCGATCGACGCCAAGTTCTTGTAAGTTCTGCGAATAGGTGCGCCGATCTGAAACGCCACGAACCATTGCATCGACGCCACTAAGTGGGTTGACCAAATCAGCAGCGGCACCAATTTCACCACGGCCAATAGCTGCGAAGTTTTGACCGATCTTGTTAGTTAAACCAGCAGTTGCATAACCACCAGTTGAAAGGACGTCGATAATGCTCTGGCCAAGGTTCCAAGCGCCGCCAGCACCATCTGCTTCATATTCACGGGGTTGATAAGTGGCAGATGTCTTTGCGCCAGCTGAAAGTGCTGCAATTACTCTTGGGTCTAGGGCCATGCCTATATCCTACTTATTAAATGAGTTTGACACGGCCGTTCTGAGCACTGATTTTTCCTGAGGGCTCAAGCTAGTACCTATAAACTTCTCAAGATCCGCAAGCGCTGCAGCTCTATTAGTCATTGTATTTTTTGCAACGGAGCTCTTGGAGATCCAGTCATTGTAGGCTGCGATTACGTTCTCGCCCTGTGCGGCGTTGATCACACCATTTAAAGTAGCAGAACCCAATGCCTCGCTAAGCGGGTCTCGTCCCCTTAGGAAGCCAGCAGTTCTTTCGTATTGCAATTCCTCAGCCCTCGCCGCCTGCTTAGCAGCCTCTTGCTGGGCCCTAATCTGAGCAGCCTGAATACGAGCAGCATTTGCAGCGGCTTCTTGCTGAGCCTGCAGTTTTGCCTGCTGCTGCTGGAACTTAAGTTCAAACTCTCGATCTGCAACGTTTGCTAGATAATCTTCTCTAGCTGCTCGCAATGCTGCAATGTCCTCGCCTTGACGATATCCAAAGCTAGTGACATCAGCACGAGCAATCTCCTGAGCTGTGGCACCCATAGCATCAAGCATTCCTGCCCAGTTGGACTGGTTTAAGCGCTCTACATCCTGAGCAACACCAGCTGACTGTGCTGCAATGTCGCCGGCAGTAGTTCCAATGTCGCCAACGCCCATGCTTTGTAGGACTGCTTCGTTTTGTGAAAGTCTTGTAGCTTCCCTGCCTTGCATCGCACTAAGGGTAGCCTCACCGCGTGAAGCAGCGGCAGTCTGTAGGCGCTTGTATGCCTCTTCGATGTCAGTGATATCTTCTTTGCGAGCGCCGATCAACTGACCGTAGATATTTTGGATCTGCCCAACGTTCTCACCGTAACGGCTGTTTGCTGTTCTGCGCTGCTGCTCTAGTGCTTGAAAGAGTGGGGCAAAAAGGCTGCTTACGTCAGGAGCGCCAGGAACTGCAGGTGCGCCGCCCTGTGGGGCTGGCACTTGTGGGGCCTTAGGAAACTGCTGAGCTTGGCGAGTTGTTTTGGCTGCTGCGGTTCTGGCTCGTGCTGCAGTTCTAGCTCGTTCCGCAGAGGCGCTTGGAGCCAGTGGGGAAAATTTGGGCATGCTTGCAGGTGAGGGAGTTCGTGGCGTTGGGCGCAGAGCAGTGCCAGGCACCTGGGCCTGACCATATGCACGAGAAAATCTATTGCCAAACTGCTCGAATCCTCTTACTACGTCATTCCACCAATCGCCAGCACCTGTGCCGCCGTAATTTCCGTACTGACTCATTAGTATCCTCTTACCTTCTTTAGCTCAGCTTGATAGCCAGCTAGTTTTTGCTGAGCTCCCGCAACGGTCCTTGCGTTGTTCTTTGCTTGCTGCTGTCTAATGTATCTATTAGCAGCATCAATTCTTGCCTGAATCTGAGCGGCAGTTTGAGTTGGCGCAGGCTTGATCATTCCTTCATCGCCAGTTACTGGAGCTGGCCTGTTCATTGCCTCATCGCCAGTCACTGGAGCTGGACGCTCAAACCCTTGCTGGCTAGTTGCCCCACCTGGCTGCTGTCCACCGCCAAATGGAGAGCGGCTAGCATTTGCTATTTGAGTCAATCCATAAGATTGAGGAAGCTGTGTTAACTCGCCTAGTGCACTTCTGCGAGCGCCGGCTCCTACAGATCCAAACATGTTCGGGTCTGTTATGAATGTCTCAGCATTTTGCGCACCAGCACCGTAAAGGATTTCCTTGTTTGCAACTAGGTCATTAATAGCCTGTTGAGCTGCGGATCTCTCAAGCTCGGTGGCCTGCTGAACGGGAGCAAAACCCTCAGTAACCATTTTTGGAGTACGTAGACCACGAGCTGCGTAGCTGCCAGCAATCTCTCTAATTGCCTGTGCCTGTGCCTGCTGACGCAAGAACGAGTTCTGGACTTCTTGTGCACGAGCCCTGTTGATTTCGTAGTTAGCCTGTGTCAGCCCGGGGAGATACTGAGTTAGGTAAGCGCTTTTAATTGACTCTGTGTAAAGAGGGCTGTTAAGAATACTTGCAAGAATATTTGCTTGGTCTACAGCTGGATTGCCTGTTTCTGCTGGAATTGGCTCACCCGGGATTTGCTCAGCTGCCCTTTGCTCAGCTGGCATAGCTGGCTGTCCAGCAATAATGCTTGTACCCTCCTCAGAAGGCGCTGGAGTGAATCCGCCTCGCTCATCATCAAAAGTAGAACCAGGAAGAGATGCAGGTGGAGGGACGGGAGCTACAGCCGGGGAGGGGGCAGCGGCGGGAGTGCTGGCCGCTTTCTTCTGCGCATTAATCAAAAGCTTCAAAGCTTGCTGGCGACCCATGCCAGAAGCAAGCATCTTATCTAGCTTTGCCTGACCTTCAGCTGTTCTTGCCATTAGATGTACCTCATAAAGTCTGGGCTAGCATAGCTTTTAGTTGACATAGCCTTTGTCTTTGCTCGCAGGGCATTCATTCTTGCCCTACGCTTTCTGTCTCGCTCGGCATAACCTGTTTTATCGACAGCGCCCATAGTAGGGTTCATTCTACCAGAACCATAGATACGAGCACCTGCACCGTAAGGATTAAATTCAGGGGTTCCTAGAATCCCGAGCTCTGCGCCTGCCATTAGCTAATTCTTTCCGAAATCGAGGCTTTTGCTCCGATCATAGGCGTAATGCTAAAGATCTGAGCAGGAGCCGTTGCTGCTGTACCATCAGTGGTTACTTCTAGCTCAAAGTATACCCGACGGAACCGCAAAGCGTGGTCAAGCTTTAGGTTCAAGCGCTCTGGCCTAACCCAAGTAAACGTGCTAGTGGTCTTGACGTTAAATGGCTTTGGAGCGGGGTTGTCCCAGCCAACCACTGACGCAAGGAGCTCGTCCCAAGTAAAAGTTTCAAGCCAATCCCAGGTTGTTTGGGTTGTTGTATCCAAAGACACTGGGAAGACTCGGGCTGTAACGTTTCCAACTGCCATGATCTCGGCAGCCCACCAGTACAGCCTTTTCCATTCGTTAGGTGTATTGAAGTCGTAGATCTTGGTTCTGATAGAACAAGTCATTTGCTCAGGCCCGTCGCCCTCGTGGTAATGATCGCAAATGCGGTAAATCTTGGAGTCCCCGGTATCTGCGTTATTTGAAACAGCCCAAGCCTCAAGGGCTTTGTCGATAATGTCGGTTGGGCTCGGCACGGTTCTTGAATAAACAAAACCGGTATTAGTTGACCAGCTTGACCAAGTACCAGTCTTTAGCTGGAGCACATAAATGTTTCCTGCGTAGAACACGATAAGTCTCGCACCTAGCACCGAAAGGGCATATGGCACGTTTAAAGTTGAAGGCGAAACCTTGTTTTCAAAACGAACCTTTTGGTCATTTAGCGAAGTGAATACGCCGTTGTAATAGCTGTAGGCTTGATCAGCGGAAAGAACGATTAGGGCGTTTTCGTATCTAACAATGCATCGCTGGCTCTCAGCTCCAATGCCTTCCTGAACCTTTGACATCGTTCCTAGCTCAGGTAGATTTGAGAAAGTGTACTCATAAGTTGAGTCGTTTCTAAAAACCGTAAGGCTGTTGTAGCCAGCAACGAGGCCGGTGATCCATTGGCCGTCACCACTGTTTACAGATGCGAAAGAAGTTGCGGTGTCCCAGTAGCGCCAATCTTGCTGAGGCTGTCCGGCAACTTCACCTGTGATGTTGGACCAATACATAACGGACTGAGTTGCAGTGCCTCTTGGGCCAAATGCAAATAGTCGCTCTTGGTGTAGTTCTAGGCCGGCAGCAGCTGGCATGGTTGCAATGGTCTCAGTAGCAGCGCCAGTTACCCAGGCAGTGCCATTCCAGACCTGTGCGCCATTAGGGCCCCAGTAGGCACCAGCGCCGTTTGTACGGCACATAATGATGTAGCCCTGGTACTGAACGAAGTCAGCAGCTTTTTGGTTCCAGATCTGCGTCCAGGTGTTGTCTAGGTTATAGATATAAGTTTTTGTTGGCGATGTGTATACGGCAAAACGATCGCCATCTTCCTCAATAAAATAACCAAGCAAATCAAAGTGAACATTTGCTTCCGGCAGTGTGCGATTGGCTGGGGACCAGATTGGCGGGCGAGAAGTCAGGGCTCCACGAGGAGTAAACTCTAGGTTCTCTAGGAACGGAAGTTCGTTATCAGCAATAACCGACTGGTCCCAGAAGTTGTTTAGACCCCCAGAAAAGTCCTTTAGTGTTGCAGATCTTTGGCGTACGGCATCAGACATAGTCGTTTATATCCGGAGAGACGCCTGGGTACATGTCAGATTGGGAGATGTTCTCCTTGTAGTTCAACCTGTCCAGTCCGTCTCTAAACTGTGCCATTTTTAGTTGAGCTGCTGAATAATTTTCGTCATACTCTAGGGCCTGCATCATGCAGTAGTTGACCAAGTGGGTTAAGTACCTGTCTGGAACGCCAAGCGGGCTGCCAGCGGAAGCTACAGGGGTAGGCATCTTGACGTACTCAAGCTGGGTACTTGGAGTTTGCGGTGCGCTTAGGATCGTCCGAGAGAATGAAGTCACGGAAGCTTTGAGGCGATAGGTTCTTTACAGGGCGGCCATCAACATAAAGAGCCTCAATGTACTGGACCTTGTCTGCTGGGAAAGTGTACTCAGCCTGTCCAGCTACGATGTTGGACAGCTTGGTGTCCTTTAGAACAGGGTTATTGTTTACGATCTCTTGCTGACCATCGTTGATCCAGCGAAGGATGACGTCGTCAGTTAGCTGCGCACCGGAGTTGTCACCAAACTGAGTTTTGACTCTTTGGATGACATCTAGGGCGGTAAAGGAGAAAATTTCTGCTGGCATTATTTCCTAAGCACCTTTCCGTCGTGCTTGTACTCGTGTTTCTTTGACTTCATGATTGACTTCATGACGTCTCGCCGCTCCTCTAGCCATTCTACCTCACGTTTGGCCTCAACAGCCCTGTGAGCCATCTCTAAAATGTGAAGTCTGTTTACTTTTGAGTTTGGATCTGCTGTGTTGTTGTCTACCAACCAAGCAACTAGGCGGTGATCAATCTCAGACTCTGGAAGGGTCCGGATTACATAGGATGGAAGCATATGCGGTTCGTCAACAAGGGCGAAGGGTTGTTCTGGGTTAAAGCTTGGGTGCAGGCTGTCTAACTTAATAAGCCTGACGGTAGGAAAAATGTCCTTAATTACAGCGGCTACTCTGCGCTGGTAATCAGTGTAAAGTCCGTCTATTTTGTTAAATTCAATGTATGCCATGATGTCTCCTTACCGTTCTATTGTAGTAAGAAAAACCCGCTGAGCCAGGTGAGACGGCCCTGGCCCAGCGGGCAGTTTTTTGCTTTTTACAGCTCAGCGATGTTGGAAAGTACCGCGTGTGCGTTTCTGCGGTAGGTTCCAAGCTGGCTGTACTGGAAGTAACGAGCCTCGTATGCGTCAGTGTCAGCGACCTTTGACCACATTGAGCCGTCACGGTCCATCCAAGCCCAGTCACGCTTACGGTTAAGCACGATTTCCTTGGAGGATAGAGCGTATAGGGTGCCCTTAGGAGCAGCGTAATCTGATACGAACTTGATTGGCTTGCCCAATGCGTCGAATGAGAATGCTCGCTGTCCACCGGTCAGAGTTGCACCGTTGGTGAACTGACGTAGACCCTGCAGCAGGTTCCAGTAAGCGTTGAAAACGCCTGGGCTTGCTAGCATTACGTCAACGTCGCCACCCTGCTTGTCAACGCTCTGTACGAGGTTGATGAGGGCTAGCTCAGTCAAAGTACCTGGAACTCCGACAGTTCCAAGAGTCTTCTTGGTTGCCTTCCATACTGGGTACTCAGCTGGGTCGATCTCGTGCAGTTCGGTTGCGTCGTCAACAATAGCTGCCAGACCTGTCCACTCCTTGCCGAAGTTGTTTACTCCGTTTGAGGAACGAACTAGAACGTCGTTTGCGCTGATGTTGGTGTTGAAGGTTCCGAGTACACCAGAGTTTACAGTGATGACCTTGGTGTCTTCGTTGATCGCAAGAATCTCGATCGAGGAAGCGGCACCTGACTGCTGCTTGACACCAGTAGTTGGGTCAACAACGTCAATGGTCATACCGACCTGTAGCCAGTGAACTGAGTCTACGGTTAGGGTAGTTGCTGAAGGCTGAGCCGTTACAACTGCAAGCTTTCCGGATCCGTCGCCGTAAACCTGACGGTTTAGGTCAACAGATAGGTCACGCTTTAGACCGGTGATTTCCATGTCTACAACGTTGATGAATGCCTGGTAGTCCTCTGCAGCCTGCTCGAATAGCTGGCCATCTACCTCGATTGCACCGTAAAGGTTGGTCAAGTATAGGTGAGCCTGCTTGTACTTCTGAGCACCAGCAGTAGGTAGCTTCTCACGAACGCCACGTGCACCAATACCTTGGTTACGTCCGATGTGAGTGTCGAAGATGACCTCTTTACCGTTGCGGGTGATGTTAGCGGATGAAGACTCAATCAGCTGTAGCGCAGGGTTCTTGTCCCTTAGCTGCTCGTGAAGGTCGCCATATACCAACTTAATCGCTTCGGAGGCAAAGGTCAGAATTGATTGTCCTGCCATGAGTTTTTAACTCCTGATTAAAAGATTGGATTATTGGATCGTCCGGAGCCCTGACTGCCTTGAGCAGCTGTACTTGACGTACTCGATTTTACCATAGAAACAGCAATGCCCCGGGCATTTACCCGGGGCTTGCTAGTTTAATTACTACTGAGCCCTTAGCTGAGCTTGGAACATCTGCTCTAGCATTTGGCGCTTGCCTTTTTCATCCTTAGGAACTGAAAGTCTTTCAGCTGGAATGCCAGCGCCGCCACTGCTGCCGGCGACAATCGGGGCCTCTTCTCTAGGAAGATCGGTGCGAAGCTGGTACTTAATTCCAGTAATTTCAGCCAATTCACGAGCCGCAGTATATACAGTCGCATCTTCACCACGCTCAAGCTGTACTTCCATTAGCCTTAGGATCTTGTCCATTGTGGCATCTGGAATGTTGTACTTGCTGGTAATTTCCTGAATTTCAGACTCAAGGGCCTTAGTTTCTTCGGCTACCTGCTTCTCGTATTCGATGCTTTCTAGCATTTCCTGCTGCTGCTGTAGCAAAGCATCCCTACGCTCAAATTCCTTCTTAATAGCTGGATCGATCTCGTAATCGTCAAGATCCACCTTTTCGCCATCTTCAGCGTCATCTGCTGCACGGTCAGCTTCGGCCGCCTGCTCGATAAGGCCCTGGTTGCGTAGGTGATCTGCCAAGTTGCGGTAAAGGGCAACTGGGTCATTTACTGCTACGTCAGCGAGCTTTAGGCTGTCACGGAGAACGTTTGGGTCATACTCCATGAACTCCTTGAATGGAGTGTACTTCTCAAGCTGCTGCTGGAAATACTTGTCTTGCTCTTGCAGGTGGGGAATAACCTTGTTGTGCCACGCTTCTGGAAGCTCGGCCAATAATTTTTCGTAAGCAGGGTGAACCTTTGATTCTTCTGTAGCAGGTGCCTGTGGTGCTTCTGGGGCCTCAACCGCAGGAGCTTCACTAACTTGTGGCTCCTCGACGGGTAGGCTGTTTTCGTTTTCGGACATTGTCGTCTCCTATCCTAATTGTTCTTCGGTCATCCCAGACTGGAGAGGAGCCTCGACGGCACCTGCCTGGGAAGTCTGTGGTGCAGCAATCTGCTGCATTTGTAGTTGCGCCATCTGAGCCTCTGCCAAAGTTTGCTCGTGTAGGGCGATGTGCTTCTGGAACTCTGCCCTGACAACTTCTGGTAGAAGCTGGAAGGCCTGAGACTTGCGGAAGCGGTTGTGTACTTCGATGTGTACTGCGTGGTTGTCCCATGAGTTTACAGACACCATCGGAGGGACCTGCAAAGGTCTGCCGGTGTTGGGGTCGACCTTGTCTTGGTCGCCTAGTGCAGCCCCTTCGTTCCAAGCTGCTTCTAGCTCCTGAAGCATCTCTTCTGTAATCCTCTTCATCATCAAGTTTTCTCGCTGAGCTGCGTTTTCGTCGATCTTGATTGTGTTGTAGTACTGCTTGAGCATGCCCATCTCGAGAACTCGCAAGCCATCCTCTGGAGGAATGAAGCCCATCTTCATCCATTCGGTGACTAAGGCTTGACGTGCAGCCTTGCTGGTAGGCAGTGCTGAGCCAGACTCGACACGGATGTCGGTTCCAGATGCAATATCTGCGCCAGAAAGCATCATGGCGTCAAATGATCCGTCGGCACCAGTAATCTTTACCATTCTGGCTTCTTCTACGTACTGAACAAACAGGCTTAGAGATTGGCGAGCAACCTTTTCAACTGCAGCCTCAATGCTGTGGAAGACAGTCACCAAGTAAGCATCGTCACGCTCTCCCAAGTAAGCAAGGGCAGTTGCAGCTGTTACGCCACCGCCTTCGCCTCGAGAGATTTGGTGCTGACCCGAAAGATCTTCGAAGTCAACTTGTAGCTGCTGAACTTCCTGAATTACGTAGCTGGGAAGTGGCTGAATGGGTACGGGGGTTGGCTTTGAGAAACCTGGGCGAACTGGGATCCAGATACCAGCACGTGCTGTGATTTTACGTGGGTCAACTGAGCCCTCGTCGTACATCATCTGAGGCTTTGCCATCAGGTTCTTTGCGTGGATAATCTGTGAGCGGGTTCTGTTGTATTCACGCTGCAATGGAATCAAGTTCTTGATTACAGAGCGACGGTAAAACTTTCCATTCGAAATACCTTGCAGGTGAGCAAATGGGAACTGACCGTGGTGGTAAGGAATGCCGGTGTCTGAATACTGAACGATTTCGGTGTCAACAATGGTAACAAGTCCACCATTAGGTAGCCACTTGTTTGCACCAGGCTTGACCCACATCTCGATCATTAGAACGGCATCAGGCTTAGCATTATCGATACCACGAAGATCCATAAGAGAAGCGTCTTGAATTTCACTTGCTGCCACCTTGCTTGGTTTGAAGTCTTTTGGAAGAACAGCGCCAAACATTTGGCGAACCCATTCTTCTGATTTGGTGTAAACATTTAGCACGTATGGCTGGCGCTCAATGTCTTCCTCTGAAAGGTCTGGCACGTATAGATGAAATGGTGATACAACATCCTGAACAACGTCACCGACGTGAGAGAGTCTGCGCTCAGTGCGAGGCTCGCCAGTTAGTGGGTCGATTGTTTTTACCGACTCATAAACTTTTTTACTTGCATCCCAATAAGTTTTGATAAAACCGTTGCCAGTGATTGCTCGCCAGAACTCTGCTTTCTGAAGGATGTCAGTCTGGAATTTGTTGTTGTCGTAAATGGACTCCCAAACCTGCTCGCCGGCAGTGGCAGATAGCAGGTCATCCTCATCGTTAGATGCAGGAACAACAGTTGCCGATGGCTTCTGAGCAGTTGTCTTTGCGATTTCTGTACGAATAACTGGCTCGATGCGATTGACGGTGATACGTGGGAGGTTGGCTGGGTTTGGCTCTTCGACTAGGCCCTGCTTACCAGATACAGTTCGCCAGTCGTGATACTGATATCCGTTGTAAAAAGCAAGCTGTAGGTACCAGTCATTTTCTTCAGTTTTGCGGGCGCTCTTGCACTTATCGTACTCAGATCGCACCCAGGCGACTAGCTTCTTGGACTGGTCCTGCTTCTTAAATTTCTTAAGGATTTCATTATCAACAAGCTCGCCGGCCTGTTCTGCCTTTGGAATCTTCTCGTAAGAGTCGTTTAGCTCCTGTGCGAGCTGATCGTCGATACTATTCGTCGCCATCGCTTAAATCCATATCTTTCCAGAGCCTGTCTTGCTGTGCTTGATATTGCAAAAGGAGCTCATATTCTTCACCTGCTACGTAAGGTCCATTATACCCAGCATTTTCAACAGGTGCCGGTGTGGCTGCCTGAATCATTTGGTAGGCTATTGGGTCTTTACTCGCTAGCAGGTTCAGAGCTTGGCTTAGTGCTTTTGCTCTTTCCTTGTCCTGCCTTAGCTGTAGCTCCATTGTCTGCTTCAGCGCTTCCAGCGTCGGCTTTATTACCTTTAGCGCTAGGAACAGCACCGTCGCTAGCGATGCCAGCCAAAGCAGTGACGAAATCAGTAAGAGTGTTGTTGACATTAGCTGATAGCTCCTTTAGTAGTTGTGGTGCTGCCTCAAGCTGAGCTGCCTGCTTGGCGATAATTTCAGCTTGTTCGGTTACGACTCTTTCGTGCTGATCTTTGGAAACAAAGCCAGCGTAGTTAGCTAACTCAATTAGCACCCGATCGGCCAGCAAAACTGGCACGGGGCTACCTTGAATTACCATTGACCCGACTTCCCAAAGATTGGTAATCTGGCCAGAGAAAACGCACTGCCCGGGGAACGGTGCGCCGTTTTCATAAAATCTGAATGTTACGTCGAAGTTGCTCATCTCAACCTTCCAGGTTTCCTACGGAGCCGGGATTAGTCCAACCACCCCAAGAATCGCTGTCGTCGTATTCTGACAGTGGGGTTACGGGTGAAAACCTTTCAGCAAATGCGCTATGGAACGCACTTCGAGTGTCTCTGCCCGAAAGCTGTTCTGGCGTCAGATCATCCATGAAAGTCATGGCGTATTTCAAAGCGTCATAACAGTGGTTATCCTTGTCTCGGATATCCTCTTGTTTATTGTTTTGCTCTGCTACTTTAGCAGATGCCCAGCGCTTCCACTTCAATTTTGGCAATTCCGCAATCAAATGTGGGCACTCATCCGTAATCATTAACCAAGGCTTTTTGGTCTTTGGGTTCATACGAAGGTACTGCTGGATCCTCTGCAGACCTATCCTACGGTCTTTAGGAATGGAATCTACGGAGATGTAAATGCCGTGTTTCTGGTATTCCTGCAGAATGCTAGTCCCGGTGTGCTCCTTGGTTTGCTTTATTGCAGGGTCTCCCGTGGTAAGCCAAACCTCACAGCCATATTCGGACTCAATCTCTTTAGTAATTTGGTTAACAATCTTGGCATGCTCTTCGACTGTTTTCTTAGCTGCATAATGTTCTCTAAAAACTGTAATCGTGCCATTGGGGCTAATGGCAAGCCACAGCCAAACCGTTGGATTGGTAAAACCAGAGTCCATCGTCCGAATGATCCTGTCCTCAGCTGAGGGGACAAACTCTCCTTTAGGGATGCAATGTGTGAGTGGCGAGAAATCCGGAAAAACCGACCCTCCGAGATGCACGTATTGGCCCTTGGCTCGAACCGCTCTTTCTTCGGGTGGTAGCATTTCAAGGAATCGCTCGATGGCCTCTTTACTGAGTGAGGGGTTATCAGTGATTTGGGCTTCGACAATTCCAATGTCCTTTAATCCTTCCTTGGCTGGCTGATAAATTTCGTCGTAAATCCATTCCATACCCTCAACCGGGGTCTGGCTCATCCACCAAACACCGCCGGTATCGACCAGACGGGCTAAACATTCCTTAAATATGGACTGCGGGCACTCTTCGTCAAAGTGGATGAAGTGCCTAGATGATCCGGCAAACTTGTCTAGGTCCTGGTCCTGGGACATGAACTCCACAAAAGAGCCGTTGCTCAAGGTGAGCACGTGGCGCTCTTTGGAATAGCTCTGCTCCCAGCTGCCGTTAATTAGGTAGGATTTGGGTAGCCACTGCTTGTAGAGCGGCAGGATAATCTTGTCCACTCCGTTGAGAAAGTCAACGGCTACAACTCGTCCTCGAACGGGCGTATCTGGGGTACGTCTATAAGGATGCGTACCGGTGAGCCACCAAATTGCCTCAATAGTACTTCCAAGGCTCTTTCCTGATCTGTTCCCGCCGATGTAGAGACGATCATGGTGATGATCTCTGTGGAAGAGGAGCTGCTTATCGGATGGCTGATAGTCATACAAATTAGGGACTCTGGCCGCCTCCCCGAGGCCTTCGCCAAGCTCAAGGAGAATCGAGGAAAGATCATAAGACTCCTTAGCCACGGATCAACTTCACCAACTCAGAAAGAGTAAGTCTAATAAATGCATCATTTTCTACCTCGCCAGCCCCGGCTAAAAAGGCAGTATCCCCAAGGTTGCCAAAAGCCCACCACTCACCTGCACGTGGATAGCCAACGCCTGCTCGCTGAGTAACTAGGAATCCGAAGGCTGCGCCAGCATTTTCCATTTCAGTTTCAGCCTCGCCATACCACTTCTTCATCTGTTCATAAGAGGCCTCTTTGGCGGCCTTGCCACCCTTAATCTCGAAGACAATGAGCCCGTGCTTAGGATCCCTTAGCCAGACGTCGCCTTCGTCATCGGAACCTTTTAGAACGTTACGGTGGGCCTCGAGCTCGGAATAGCCCGCAGATAGGAGATAATTACGTACAGCTGTTTCAGCTCTGGTACCAATAGATTTAGATTTACTCAAGGGCCGTCTCCTTTATAGATAGAATATTAGCATGAAAATCAGACCGGTAGAACAGACCTCTTACGATGAAGTAAAAAGGCTACACAATAACTCTGATATCGATGAGTCCCCAAGGGCTCAGCACCACACGCTAGGAATCCTGCCCAACCAAGCCTCACCTGGCGACCACATCCACGACGGTAGAACCTCTAGGAAGTTAGTATCTACTGACCTTGAAACCGTTCAGGTTGATTTTATCCCCGGTGGCGGTACTCTAGGCGGCACTCAGCCCACATTTAGCGGGCCACCAATGTTTTCTGGCACCTATACAAAGATCGGCAGCCTGGTCAATTTTGCGATCGACGTAGAGTTTGACAATATCACCAACTTTGGCACTGGCCAGTACTACATGGATTTACCATTCACATCCAAGAGGAACTACCTTTTTTCAGACGGCTGCCTGCATGACATATCCACTGGAGATGAATACGCCATTTTGGGGCACATTCTGGCTGGATCAAATAGAATGACGCTTCTTTCCACGGCATCGAATGGCCGGCAAGTTTTCTTTGAGCACAACGTGCCTGTCACCCTTAGTACCGCAGACAATTTTCATATTGGCGGTACATACCAGATTTCCGAGTAGATAGTGTAGAATAAGGCTCATGCCAGCTCAAACCGTTATTCGTCTCCGTAGGGGCACTGCAGCGCAGTGGGCCTCAGCAAATCCAGTTCTCGCCTCGGGTGAGATGGGCATAGAGACCGATACCCGCAGATCGAAAATTGGTGACGGCACTAGCACTTGGTCTGCCTTGGGCTATACCGTTGGAGACTCCTCTGGTATAGGTACAGTTGAATGGACTTCGGTTCTAAACAAACCGACTACATTCCCGCCTTCAGCACACACTCACGTCAAGACGGATATCACAGACTTTGCTCACACGCATCTTTTGGCAGATATCACAGATTACGTGGACCCCACAATCTACATTGATGGCGGGGCAGCGAATACCGTCTATGCTGCCTATGCTAATATAAATGGCGGAAATGCAGGGAGCTTTTAATGGCATCACAGATTCAGCTTAGGCGGGATACCGCAGCTAACTGGACCAGCGCTAACACCGTTCTGGCACAGGGTGAAGTTGGTATAGAAACCGATACCCTTAAGGCTAAGATCGGTAACGGTTCAACCGCTTGGAACTCGCTGGCCTACTTTGGCGTTGTTACTACGCTAGATGCTATCGGCGATGTCACGATCACAGATGCCGCAAGCGGGCAGGTTCTACAATGGAACGGAACCGCTTGGGTAAACGCAACCCTCGATGCCCTACCAAGCCAAACGGGAAATGACGGAAAGTACCTAACTACTAACGGAACTACCGCTTCATGGGCTACAATTACTACAGATCCAACGCCAAGCGTATTTCTTTTGATGGGAGCTTAAATTGGCAACTACTTACAAGGTTCTAGCACAGAGTGCGCCAAGCGCAACTACTGCTACTGACATTTACACTGTGCCTAGTGCAACTCAGGCAGTTGTCTCCACGATCGTAGTTGCTAACCGTGCTGCCAGTGCTGCCACCTACCGCATTGCGATCAGACCAAATGGTGCAAGCTTGGCTAACCAGCACTACATTGCTTACGATGTAACCGTTGGTGCATCGGACTCTACTACAATTACACTAGGCATCACAATCGATGCTGCAGACGTAGTGACCGTATACGCATCCACTGCAAATCTAAGCTTCAACGTATTCGGTTCTGAAATAGCCTAAGGAGCGATAATGGCGGTCAAAAGCCTTGCTCGCTCTGGTCTAGTTACTTACGACAAATACTCGTCTATGCTGGCGGGCAATGCTGCGTATGTGCCCCCAGGTACTTATGAGCATTTAGAGACAGTTCTTCTAACTGGCAATCAAGCAACTATTACTTTTTCTAACCTGAATTCATCTTATGGAAGCACCTATCAGCATTTACAGCTGAGGGTTGTTGCAAGAACAAACAGGTCTGGTCAGGTAGCAGACTTGGGAACATTTTTCTTCAATGGCGATGAGACACTTGCTGGCGGTAATTACAACAGCCATGGTTTAGCGGGTAGCGGCTCGGTCGTTAGTAGCTTCTACGATGCTGTTCCTTATATCAGTTATTACGCTGCTAATAATGCAACTGCAAACAAATTCACAGCCTTTATTATGGACATACTCGACCCCTTCGAGACAACAAAATTCACCACTACGAGAATGTTCTTAGGTCAGGGTGAGAGCGATAGACAGGTTGCTCTTGAAAGCGGATTATGGAGAAATACAGCAGCCTTGACTTCACTTAAGCTTGATGTCATTGGTGACTTCGTTATTGGCTCTCGCTTCTCCCTATATGGAATGAGGTCTAGCTAATGCCTACTGCTACTTATATTGCTTTGGCTAATTTGACATTATCTGCAAACGCAGGAACAGTCACATTCTCAAACATCCCAAATACATATCGAGATTTAGTTGCCGTCATAAATATAGTTGGTCTAACTGGTAGCCCTACCGCAAGGGGTGGTTACATGACACTCAATGGCTCTAATGGAAGTTCAGTTTTTATGGATAGCGGTGGCCCAACCTCTAGCACTACAGATTTAGTTGTGCCGTTTTCAAATAATCACGCTGTGTTTACTGTAAACATTATGGATTATTCAGCAACCGATAAACACAAAACTGTTCTTACTAGAGCTAGCACTGCTGCTTCTTCTGTTTGGGCTATCGCTGGTCGTGTAGCAACAACAAGTGCCATTACTTCTGTTGCATTTATTGGCCCAGATGATGCATCAGACCAATTTCTTAGCGGTTCAACCTTTGCCCTTTACGGAATAGTGAGCTAGACATGAGTGCTTGGACAGTTATTGCACATACCGAGGTTGGTTCGGGTGGGGCTACAAACATTCAATTTGGCTCAATAAGCGGTAGCTTTACAGACTTGGCAATATTGCTTTCTGTTCGAGGCAATCAAGCCAATATTTGGGATTGGCTTACTATTGCATTTAACGGGAACGCTGCTAATTATTCAAGCAGAAGACTGTATGGAACCGGAAGTGCAGTTTCGGCTAATACTCAAGGCGTTTCCTCATACATAGAGAATGGTTTGATCAATGGCAACACCTCAACAGCAAACACTTTTGCTAATGTTTTGATTTACATTCCAAATTATTCAGGTTCTGCCAATAAATTGGTTACCATAGATAGCGTTAGCGAAAACAACGCAACAGAAGCTTATGCTCTTATTGGTGCTGCCTTATGGTCAAATACTGCAGCAATTACAACTGTGACCTTAGATTCGTCTGCTGGTGGAACTTGGCAGCAATACAGCTCCGCAACCCTCTACGGCATTACCAAGGGTTCAAGCGGTGGAGTTACGGTAAGCTAGGACATCATGGCAGTTAGGTCTCTAAAGAAAAGTAGCCTGTTAGATAACAGGTGGTATCAGAGCATGCTGGTTGGTAATGAGGCGTATCGGATCATTGGCGCTTATGAACTTTTGGACACGGTTTCAGTAAGCTCAAGCGGTCAAGTTTCTGTTACCTTTTCCAATTTAAATACATCCTATGGAAGTACTTATCAGCACTTGCAACTTCGCATGACTCATAGAGCTAGCGGCGGGACCAGAAGTGACAATGTCTACTTACAATTAAATTCAAGCACAACTGGCTATGATTACCATTACTTATACAGTACAGGAACAGCTACCTCAGCCGGCGGCAGCATAAATCAAACAAATATGATCGTCGGAAGATTGACGGGAAGCACAAGTGGGGCAGGTATTTTTGGTGCTTCGGTGGTAAATATTCTTAATCCTTTTGAAACAACTACAAATAAATCAATCAGATCTTTGACTACAGCAAATGATGGAACTGATAATACAATTTGGTTATTTAGCGGTCAATGGAGAAATACCGGTGCGCTAACAACTCTTACTCTGACCAGCGGCGCTACTGATTTTGTTCAATATTCAACTTTTAGCCTGTATGGAATGAGGTCTAGCTAATGCCTACCGCTACATATATCGCCTTAGCTAATCTAACGCTAACTGGAACTGATTCATCTATTATTTTTAATTCAATCCCAAATACATATCGACATTTAGTTGTCATTACAAATACTGATAATACGGCTCAAGCAGACTATTATATTCGATTCAATGGCGATACGGGCAATAATTACAACCGAGTAACTGCGCAAGCAACTGGTTCTGTAGTTTCCTATAATTCTTCAACAAATGCTGCCTTTATGAGATTGAACGGAAATGGTGATTTAGCAACCGACTTTTCACACAATGCAATAATTGAAATTTTTGATTATGCCGTTACGGATAAGCAAAAAATTGTTATATCGAGAACTAACTCTACTTTTGGCGTTGACATGACTGGTGGTAGATGGGCAAGCACAAATCCAATTACCTCAATAACTATTTACCCCTCAACTGGTAGTTTTGAGATCGGTTCAACCTTCGCCCTTTACGGAATAGTGAGCTAGATATGAGTGCTTGGACAGTTATTGCACATGCTGAAGTTGGTAGTGTTAGTTCTGTAATTGAATTTTCCAGCATCCCGAATACCTATACTGATTTATTTATTCAATTTACAGGTAGAGAAGAAACACCATTTTTAGCGCTCAGATTTAACGGAAGCGCTTCAGGTAGGACCACGAAAGTCCTTAATGGCGGAGGGACTAGCGTTGGTACATTCGCTAGAAGCGATACTTATGTAGGAAGCAATTTAGCTTCAATAAATAATGGATTTTCCGCTAATAGTTTTTCTAATGTGGGAATTTATATTCCAAATTATGCCTCAACAACAAGCCCCAAAAGTTTTTCTATTGAAGGCACGGCAGATAACAACAGCACCACGACTAATTTCCTAAATATTGTTTCTGGGTTTTGGAATAATAATTCAGCAATTACATCAGTTACATTGGCTGCATGGAACTCTGGTGACGCACAAAATCCCCTTGTTCAATACAGTTCCGCAACTTTATACGGCATAACAAAAGGATCTTCCGGCGGCGTCACAGTCAGCTAGGATGATATAGTAAATATCAAGACAAGATAAGGAAAAGACATGTCAGATAGACCCACTAAGCTCGTGGTTGACTGCTCGCTACCAGAGGGTCATCCCGACAAGGTTCAAATTATCCCTCTTACAGACGAGGAGATCGCAGAGCGTGAGGCTCAGGCCATTCAGGCTGCAGAAGAGCAGGCTGCCCGTGAGGCAGAGGCTGCTGCAAAGGAGGCCCTAAAGGCTTCTGCCAAGGCCAAGCTAGTAGCAGGCGAGCCTCTGACGGCTGAAGAAGCAGCGCTTTTAGTTTCTTAGTCCCCCAAAATAGGGATAATATCAATCTGCTATGTGCAGATGATTTGCTGTGCTAATATAACCTTTAAGGAAACCTTAAAGGAGGAACTATGTTAGAGGGTCTTGCACCCAAGCAGAAAGAAGCCATTTGCGCCCTTATGCGGAGTGCCACTGATCTACTAGATAAGAAGGATATGCAAATTTTGCTATCCGCTTTGGAGGATAAGCGCTTTTCTAACCTCGGCTTAGCTGAGGCTTTGCAGGAAAAGGGCTTCCCTGCTACTGAAACACAAGTGCGACGTCACAGAATAAAGAAGTGCCCCTGCGCTCATGCTAGATAATTTAAAACCTGAAGCGAAGTGGGAACCAGTTGACAGGGCTAGACCAGTTGTGCTCTCAGCACCTAAAAAAGTTGCGCCCAAAAAGTCAAAGCACACAGTGCATGTTGCGCTGCCAGATCCGCAGATCGGCTATCGGTCGTTGGACGGCAGACTTGATCCTTTTCATGATGAGTCTGCTATGGATATTGCACTCCAAATTACCGATTGGCTTGAGGAGAATGACCGTGTTGATACGGTTATCAATCTGGGTGACTTTCTGGATCTACCGTCGCAAGGGCGCTTTGAGCAAGAAGCGGCTTTTGCGTCAACCACGCAAGCAGCCTTTGACCGTGGACACCTGTTTCTGCAGCAACAAAGACTAGCTGCAGGCCCTAAAGCCAAGATCGTTTTGGTCGAAGGAAATCACGATCGCCGCATGGAGAAGTTTATTGTGGCGAATGCACTCAGTGCTTACGGGCTCCGTCGTGCAAACACAGATGAAATACCAGTAATGTCAATACCATACCTACTGAGACTAAATGAGATTGGAGTTGAGTATATTGACGCCTACCCAGCAGGTGCCTACTGGATCACGGAGAACCTCCGAGCAATCCACGGCACAAAAGCAAGAAGTAATGGATCTACTGCGGCAGCCTACACCAATGCGGATCCTCATATATCTACCATCTTCGGACATTCCCACCGCCTCGAAATCCAATCAAGGACCGTTTTCAATGGCTCTGGAGCTATCCGAAGTGTCGCAATCAGTCCGGGATGCCTTTGCCGAGTTGATGGGGCAGTGCCTTCAGTTAATGGATCAACGCATATTGATGGCTCACCTGCAAAATATTTCGAAAATTGGCAGCAAGGAATCGCAGTAGTTACACTGCAAGATGATGG